AATGAGCAGGGTACTTCAAAAACCGCAAGTGTGCTGTGGGCGGCTGATTATTTGCTCAACATAGGGCAGATCAAACGGGTACTGGTGGTGTGCCCACTGTCTATTATGAAGTCCGCATGGGTGGGTGACGCATTCAAGACCATCATGCACCGCAATATCCAAGTGGCTCATGGCACCCGAAAAGCACGTCGTCAGGTCATTGACAGTGACGCGGATATTGTTGTTATTAACTTCGACGGTGTTGAGATCATCGAGGACGCGATAGCGAGCGGTGGGTTTGACCTGATTGTGATTGATGAAGCCAATGCCTATAAGACCCCATCCACAAACCGCTGGAAGGCTATGAAGCGTCTTGTCAAACCCGAGACTTGGTTATGGATGCTTACAGGTACCCCGGCTTCTCAGTCGCCAGAAGATGCTTTTGGTTTAGCTAAGCTATGTGTCCCATCCCGTGTGCCTAACTTTGCTGGTGCGTGGCGGGATAAGGTCATGGTCAAAGTGGGGATGTTTAAGTACGTACCTACCCTTCGCGCTACGGAGCTAGTCAACCAAGCCCTGCAACCTGCCATCCGGTTCGAGAAGAAAGACTGTCTGGACCTACCCCCAGTGATGTACCAGTCACGCGACGTACCACTGACCAAGCAGCAGGAGAAGTATTACAAAGCGCTCAAGAAGCAGATGCTGGTCACAGCAGCAGGCGAAGAGATCACGGCGGTACACGCCGCAGCAGCCCTAAACAAACTACTGCAAATATCCTGTGGGGCTGTGTATTCGGACTCACAAGCGGTGGTGGCCTTTGACTGCTCAAACCGGATCAACGTAACAATGGAGATCATCGAGGAGTCTAGCCACAAGGTTATTATCTTCGTACCGTTTAAGCACGCGATCGACATCGTATTAGAGAAGGTCCGTGCCGCAGGGTACAGCGCAGAGAAGATCGATGGCAGCGTCCCAGTCAACAAGCGTACTGAGATATTTCGTCGGTTCCAAGATGAAGAAGATCCACACGTCCTAGTCGTTCAACCACAGGCAGCGGCGCACGGGGTCACACTAACTGCCGCCAACACCATTATCTGGTTTGGCCCAACGATGAGCGTAGAGACATGGCTTCAAGCTAATGAGCGCATAAACCGCCCGGGTCAGAAGAACCACATGACGGTCATCAAGCTAGTCGGCAGTGCCGCAGAACAGAAGGTCTATAAGTCATTAGAAGAAAAGACACAGAACCAAGCATCACTAATCGCGCTCTACAACAATATATTTGATGAAGAGAGTTGACAACACTGTACTACCGTAGTATATTTATTACTCAGACATAACCAAAGGGAGATTGATATGTCATTTGATGCAGATAAGCTGGTAACAGCTTATATCGCTATTCGCGATAAACGTAGTGAATTGAAGAAGCAGTTTGAGGAAGAAGACAACAGTCTGAAAGATGGGATGGAGAAGATCGAGCAGGCCATCCTTGAGCACTGCAAAGAGAACAACATCGAGTTCTTCAAGACATCCCACGGCACCGCATACAAACGAGTAAGCGAACGGTTTTGGGCTACTGACTGGGACGCCTTTAACCAGTACGTCAAAGAGCACGACATTCTTGAGGTCTATGAGAAGCGTATTGCTCAAGGCAACATGAAGCAGTTTTTGGAAGATAACCCCGGTGCAACGCCACCAATCAATGTGGACCGCAAGTTCACAATCTCAATAAGGAGAAGTAAATGACGAAAGCCCAGATGTGGGATATGCAAATGCGATCGGAAGCACTTCGCATGGCGCGAGATGTAGCTGCTAAAGACGCTTCGATTACCGAAGTGCTAGCAAACGCAAAAACGTACTACGAATTCCTAAAAGGAGAACTTCCAAATGAGTGAGAACTCTCCGCAGGACTACCTCGATAACCAAGAGGCTGCTAAATACCTGCGAATCAGCGTCACCGCGCTGTACAACCTACGTCGTAACAAGGGTTTGCCGTTCATCAAACTCGGTAAGAAAGTGCTGTACTCCCGCGAAGCCCTGAACACCTTCGTACAAAAGCAAACTCAAGCATATCTATAAGGAGCAATTAAATGTCTAATATGACACTTTTTAAGGGTGCAAACCTCCCATCACGTCTGAAGAACCAAGAGCTAGATGAAACCACGAAAGCCTTAATGGGTGGTAGCGGCTCAACATACAAGCGTATCTCGATCAAGGGTAACGTATTCCGCATGGTATCTGGTGGTAAAGAGATTGCTACCAATGAAGATCGTGCCATGAATGTGATTATCGTGGCCTCTGCCCCAGCCAACAGCCGTACGTACTACGAAGGTCAGTACAAGGAAGGTGAAGTTCTGCCCCCAACCTGCTGGTCAAACGATGGTGTAGCACCAGATGCAGCGGTTAAGACCCCCCAGTGCGGTACCTGTGCTCAATGCCCACAAAACATCAAGGGTTCGGGTCAAGGTGACTCACGCGCTTGCCGCTTCTCACGTCGTCTGGCTGTAGTGCTAGAAGGTGATATCGAAGGAGATGTCTATGGTCTTACCCTCCCAGCAACTTCTATCTTCGGTAAAGGCGAAGAAGGCAAGCTCCCACTCCAAGCCTATGCAACATTCCTCGGCCAACACAACTGCCCGATTACTGCTGTGGTTACGGAAATGCGTTTCGATATTAAGTCGCCTACGCCGAAGCTGACCTTTAAGGCTATCCGTCCTTTGACCGATGCAGAAGATGAGATTGCAGTTCGCCAAGGCCAGACCACCGAAGCCAAAGCCGCAGTCACACTGACTGTCGCTCAACAGGACAAGGTCGGTGAGAAAGAAGAAGAATTCGAGACTGTGAAGAAGCCACAAGCTGAAGCAGAATCGGAGCCGGTAAAGGTCACCAAGAAGCGGGCACAACCTGAGGGCGAAGCTGACCTTGCCAAAATCCTAGAAGACTGGGGCAACGACTAAGTCCTTGTTTTTTAGAGCGTATTTAGATAACTAGATATGCCACCCCGGGGGTGGTGCAGAAAACCCCCAACACAACAAAAATAAAGTGCTAATATAAGCGCTTCCGACATGTGATCAACCAAGGGACGGCATATATGAATGTCCTGAAATTTCTGACATCAGTGCTACCCCCGAGCGGGGTTTTTTGTTTAACAAAGATTAGAAACAAGAAGGTAGTACAGAGTTTTTTCCCGACGATTCAAGAACTTAGCGATGCTGCGACCCACGCGGATGTAGGTACAGATGTGTACTTTGGTTGCGCGTCGTATAAGGATGACTCCAGTCGGACCAAGGATAATGTCCAAGCTGTTAAGGCGTTCTGGTTAGATCTTGACGCAGGTCGGGGTAAGCCCTACAAGTCATCAACGGATGCAGTCGCTGCGCTCGGACAGTTCTGCACGGATCTAGGGCTACCCAAGCCTACCGCTATTACATCAGGCAACGGTGTACACGCATACTGGCTGTTAGAAGAGGCCATCACCCGCGCAGAGTGGGAGCCAGTAGCCGACCAGTTCAAGCGTATTACCGAGGCCAAAGCCCTACAAGCGGACCCCTCCCGCACCGCCGACATCGCCTCCATCCTGCGTATCCCCGGCACATTTAATTACAAGAACCCGCAAGACCCTAAGCTTGTGGTATCAATTATCGAGGCAGTACCCATCTCGTTTGCCCGTTTCAAGGGTTTATTGGATGAGACCGGTATCGCAGCTGTTGTTGCTAAGCCTAAAGCCAAGCGCGAGCTGGACGAGACTACCAAAGCCTTGATGAGCAACAACCAGTCACGATTCAAAACGATTATCGAGAAGACCGCAGCGGGTAACGGCTGTGCGCAAATTGACTACATCCTGCGAAACAGATCCACACTGGAAGAACCCATGTGGCGTGCAGGGCTTTCTATTGCTCATTGCTGTGTTGATAACGCGACGGCGATCCATTTTGTCTCAAAGGGTCACCCCGGGTATTGCCCAGACGCTACGGAGGCTAAGGCTCAAGAAACCAAAGGTCCATACACCTGCGAGACTTTCAAGAAGATCAACCCTGCGTCGTGTGAGGGTTGCGCCCTGAAGATCACTTCTCCTATCCAGATCGGTGCATTTATTGCTGTGACGGAGCCTGTCGGGGATAAGCTTGAGTTTGCAACCACTACACCAGTAGCGGACCCAGAAGATCCAGAAAACGTCGTTATCGAGAAGAAGGTCCATACTGTTCCAAAGCTACCTAGCTCCTATTTTCGTGGGGCAAACGGTGGGATCTACAGAATCGACATGAATGTGGATGGCCTCTCAACCGAGAAATTGGTATATGAGCATGACCTATATGTGACGAAGCGTCTGACCGATCCAGAACTAGGCGAGTTGATTGTGCTGGAGTTGCATCTACCTATGGATGGTAAGGTTGAGTTTGAGATACCCCTGACTTCGCTTAGCACAGATGCAGTAAAAACAGCCCTTGCCGCCAAAGGCGTCGCTGCAATCGACAAAGAAATGAAGGAGATTATTTTGTATATCAGTAAAGTAGTCAAAGAGTTACAGTCGAAATACAAAGCCGACAAGTCCCGCCAGCAGTTTGGTTGGTGTGATGAGCACAGCAAGTTCGTCGTAGGTACCGCGGAGTACCATGCACAAGGCCAGAACTATAGCCCCGCCTCAGCAACCACCAGTGAGTTTATGACGGCGATGAAGCCTACGGGTGCCCTGCACCGCTGGCAAGCGGCTATGAATTTATACACCCGACATGATATGTGTCACATGGCGTTCGCCGCGTTCACAGG